CTGCGAGCAGTATGGCGGCCGGTTCATGGGCAACTTCAACCAGACCCGCACAAAGACGCACAGGACGTCTAGCAGTGGCCGCCGACTGCTGTTTGCTGACGGAAAGACCCGCGGCGTGCAGTTCCAGAACCTAGCCCGCGAATACAAGCCGCTATTCTGCCCGGCAGAAAAGGGCCGGGTAATCGTAGAAGCCGACGGCGCAGGGCTGGAGTTCGTTATTGCGTGCGATCTAGCCGAGGACCCGGTAGCTAAAGCCGACCTTATGGATCCGACGCACGACGTTCACTCGTTCACAGCCTCGGTCATCAAGAACAAGGCCGCAGAGGACGTAACCAAAGCCGAGCGAACGGACGCCAAAAAGCATACGTTCAAGCCCTTGTTCAGTACGGGCAAGTCCGGCACGCCGTCCGAAGTCCGGTACTATCAAGCGTTCAAAGAGCGCTACCGAGCTATCACAGAGACCCAAGAAGCCTGGATTAGCGAGGTCATGCGGACCGGCCAGCTACGCCTCCCGTCAGGCCTGATTGTGTATTGGGATTTGACAATGAGCCGCACCGGCTATATCGAGGGTGGAAATCAGGTGCGGAACCTGCCTATACAATCATTCGCCACGGCAGATATTATCCCCATATCACTCGTGTATACCTTCTGGCGCGCCCGACACTCGGTTGACGCCAAGCTAGTCAATACGGTACATGACTCGGTAGTAGCTGATGTAGCTGCTAAAGATGTTGACAAGTACAAGGAACTCGTAGTAAGCTGTTTCCTCGATGACACGTATGCGTATCTGGATCGCGTGTATGGTCACAAAATGTTCGTTCCCTTGGGAGTAGGCCTAACAGTGGGCTCTCATTGGGGAGAGGGTGAAGAATCCAAGTTCACTAGGGAGCCCGCATATGGCTAAAGTCACAGGTCAGGTTTTCAAGGTCTACGAAAAACAGTGGGCCGGTAAGATCCTCTTTACAGCCAAGCTGGAAGGGGACCCCATCTACTACCGCATGAACGAAAACCGGGGTGCCGGAATCGTGGAATCCGGTAATTACGTCGAGTTCGACGCCGAGCCCAACGCCGACGGCAAGAGCGCTACGGTCAAGTCAAAGCCGACCCTGCTCCCTCGTCCGGCGGCGGCCCCGCCCTTGGCGGCGGCCACCGGTGCGGCCAACGTCTACGCTGGGGGTGGTGGTGGGGCTCGTGAGACCTCCATCCACTACCAGAGCGCCCGTAAGGATGCCCTGCAGTTCGTCGCTCTGGCGGTATCCAATGGAGCCATCGCGCTTCCGGCCAAGGTAGCGGCCAAATTGAAGGCTCTGGATGCTCTCGTGGACTTCTACACGGCCCTCTATTTCGAGGATATCGGCACTGGTGGAGCAGTTACACGCGCAACACAGGCTGCCTATGCCGAGGACGAGCAACCGGCCAAAAAGAAGGCCAAAGCGGCGGCTGTAGAGGCGGATAGCGAGGCTGACGACGAAGAGGATGACGAATAGAATCATCGCCAAGGAAGAGAGACAATGCGCATTCTATTTGACGCGGACAGCCTAGTCTACGGGTGCGGGTTCGCCGCGCAAAAGACCTTGTATGACTGGACCGCCACAAATGGGCGCGCGATCGAAGAGGGGATAGCTCCGGGGGCAGAGGCACTTGCGGAGGTCAGGGCTCTGCTGCCCGAGGGCTGGACGCTGGAGGCTTTCCCGGTAGTCGAGGCTGAGCCACGGGAGAACGCTCTCGCGCTAGCTAAGCGTCAACTCTACCGAGTGGAGGAGGACCTGGAAAAGGCCGGGTTGAAATTTGAGCGTCTGGCGCTCTATTTGACAGGTAAGGGGAATTGGCGTGATGAAGTCGCTAAGGTTAGGCCGTATAAGGGAAACCGTATCGGCATGGAAAAGCCGATCCACTACCCGGCGCTTCGCCGCTACCTGCGGACCCGTTGGGGGGCGACCGTTATCCACGGTCGCGAGGCTGACGACCAAGTTGCCATTGAGTCCTACGCACTCGGCCACGACCCTGCCAAAGTAATCATCGTGTCGCAGGATAAGGATTTACGTACGGTTCCGGGGCTGCTTTACAACTACCGCAAACGGGAGTTTGAGCTAATCACGGAACGGGCGGCCAGCTTCAACTTCTACACACAGTTGCTTGTAGGGGACTTGACGGACAACATCGTAGGGTGCTATAAAGTGGGCGCGGCTGGCGCAGCTAAGCTGCTCTCTACGGAAATGACGGACCGGCAGATGTACGAGGTGGTGCTAGAGCAGTACCGCCTTTCCCAAGCTAAGAAGGGCTGCGAATACGCATATTTGCCGGCTGAGGACGTAATCCTGGAATTTGGTAAGCTGCTCCATATGGAGCGGTACGAGGGGGATAGATGGCAAGTGCCCGCGTAAAAAGGGAAATAGCTGCGGCGCGCCGCCGGGGGCGGTTGGCGCGTAAGGTCTATGTCAACCGGCTGGACAAAGGCAAGTGCCAAGTGTGGACCGGGTACGTTAAGCCTTGCGATTCTGGACAGGGGTGGTATGAATACGGCATTGTATCTCGCAAATTGGCACACCGAGTATTCTGGGAACTTGCTAACGGCCCTATCCCCGTTGGCCGCAGGCTCTACAACGTGTGCGGGAATACCCGCTGTGTCAAACCCGCACACTGGAAGCTACGGGTACCCCTCAATGCGTCTTAACAACGTACATAGGGATATTCTCATAGATGCCGTGTGCGGCCGGGAAGTGCCCCAGCCGTACGCCGAATTGTGGGTCCGTGCCGGACTCTGTTTCGAAATTGACGGCAAGGACCCCTTACATAGGCTTGCCTACTTTATCCGCTCCGCTCTCGCCAAGCTCACGCACGACGAGCTTGCGCAACTCTACTGTGAAACTCACCAGAGGCAAGACTAATATGTACAGGTTCAATCCGCTAGGTATTACTCTTCTGCTGTTTCTAGCTCTCGGGTCCGGCCTTATCTGGGGATTACGCGGAGCCGCGTGGGCCGTGTTCTTCTACTCCGGAGCTACTCTAGCTTCCGCATGGATCAAGACTCCGCGTGGCTAAGAAGCGCACGCTCAAGTCCCAGCCGCCCGCCAAGTGGCGGTCTGGGTACGAGCGCCGGCTACGGGAGGACCTGGATTCCAAGGAAGTCCTCTACACCTACGAAGAGGCCACGTACCGCATCAAGCTGGACATAGTGGGATGCTACTGCGCTCGCTGCGGGGAAAGGGACATAGTGCGGGTGGCTAACTACACGCCTGACTTCTACTTTCCGGAGAAGGATCTTACGGTAGAGGCTAAGGGTAAGTTCGACGCCAAGGCGCGTAAGGTGGCCTTGGCCTTCACTTCGCAGTATCCGCAGAAGGACTATGCCCTGCTGTTCCAGCGTAACAACTGGATCAGCGGAAAGAAGGCCAGCCGATACGGCGATTGGTGTGACAAGCACGGCATCCGCTGGGCTGTCGGCAACAAGATTCCTACGGAGTGGCGGACCCCATGAAGGAAGGACCGGAGACCCGCAGCTACGACAGAGACCCTATCCTGAGCGAATACTTCGCCGGTTACCGTGTCGTATTTTACTCCCACGACAAAGAAATGTACGTGCGACTGTACCGCCCCGGCGATAAGGCACGGGCGGAAGCCGACGGAGACGAGTGGGTGAAAGATGGTCAGATGCCGTGAGAGTCCTAGTAGGCTGCGAAGTATCGGGCGTCGTCCGTTGGTTGAAAGGCTTGCCCAAGCTGATCCCTACGAACGTGGTAACTACCCGCTCGCAGGAGGTATGGCTTATGCCGCCGTCGCCGGAGCGATCGAGACTGCGCTCTGTTACATATCCAGGAATAGCCCGCGCGATGGCTGCGCAATGGGGGACGAGTGAGCCTAAACTATCCGGATCGAGAGACATGGCTGGCCGTCCGAGCCACCCCGCGGAAGAGAGCAGACAAGATGTTCTTTGTCAGCACCGACCTTCGCAAGGTGGCCGATGGCCCGGACGCGGGGCAAGTCATCATGTTCGGTAAGGGCAGGTCCTACTTTCCCCTAAAGGATAAGCCTGTTCGACCGGGACGGGCACGCCGAGAGCGCTTAAGAGCGGAGCGGGAGGTAGGGTGATTCCCTACTATCCAAGACCGGATGTATCCCCAGAGGAACGGGATGAATGGCACCGGCAGCAGATGCTAATCCTAGCACAAGAGAGGCGGCTGAGGGCAGAACTGTGGCGCGAGCAGAAAAAACTTGAAATGCTACGAGACAGGCCTTACCGATGGGAGAAAAAAGTGAAGTTCATTCTGGAAAAAAGACGTCTGCGTCGGTGGCGCCCCGTCGAGCAGGCTGGGTGGATCCTAGGTTGGAGCTTGGGCTCGCTAGTGGCGTTCGTGGCTTTCGTCATGACGGTCAAGGCCGCCCTGTACGTGGTGCTGGGATGAGCATCCTTCCTGGAATTGTGGGCATCACCGGAGTAGCCGGTAGCGGTAAGGATACCCTTGCTAACTACCTAGTCAGGGTAGCGGGCTACAAGCGCTATGCGCTGGCCGACCCTATCAAGGAAGAACTCAATCGGATGTTCCGCTGGAGCCCGGCACAGTGGGAAGATCGGGTCTGGAAAGAGACCTATCTAGAGGCTGGGCGCACTCCGCGGGAGTGGGCTCAGTGGCTTGGAACCCGTATTAGAGTGGTGGATCCCGACTGGTGGATAGACGAGTTACTTGAGCGGTCCTACGATGACGGCAACCTAAACCGCACGGTAATCTCTGACGTCAGGTACAACAACGAGGCAAAGATCATTGGTAACCTTGGTGGGGTAGTGTTACAGGTAACACGCCACGAGGCAGGGCCGGTAACTGCGCACGAATCTGAGAATGGTGTAGCTACAAATCTTATCCACGAAGTCCTGGATAATAACGGCTCTCCCGGTAGCACGGGAGACACGGCCTTGCGCCGGCTAGCGGCGTGGGGGGAAGCCTTCCGGCTGCTTCCTAATGGACCCTAGTCCTCACGCACTCGCGATAGCTGCGGGAGTCAGCTTCTTCTACGTAGGGCTGCGCTCGTTCCAGCAGTTGAACGTCACGCAATACCACTACAAATCTGTGTTCGCTACCTCGCAGATGATGGCAGCTGCGGATATTTTCCTCATTGCCAAATGGGCACAGTGGGGCCTTACTTGGACAACTTGGCTGCTCTACGGGACAGCCTCGGGACTAGGGTGCCTAGTTGCCATGTACCTAAAGCGGAGATTCTACAAGTGAACCTGTCCAAAGACCAGCTTCTCCTGATTTACGAGGCTCTTGCGGGAGCCTATGTAGAACTAGCTGCTATCGAGGAGGTTAGTGAGGACTATGTAACGGCCGGGCACTTGATGGAGCAGATGGAGGAAGCTATCGCTACCTTGGAGGGCTGGATAGATGCTACCCCGTGATATTGTGACTGTCCCGGGTGCGTACTTCGCCGCGCAGAACGAGCGTTCCCCTCTGGAAGAGGCTAAGCAGGACGCTAAGGAATGGATGACTCGATACCGCATCGAGAATGAGCTTGCTGAGAAACTGCGCGAAGAGATAAAGGGCCTGCTACGAGAGCGGGACGTTAACAGCACGCAACTTAGAACCAATGACCGAGAGCGCGACCGCGCGCAGAGACTCAGCCGTACTTTGGCCCGCGTCCTAATGGAAGTGCTGGACATAGGAGACTCGGATGACCGCTAGTGTTACAGCACTCCCTCCCCCCTTCCGACTGACGGCAGAAATGATCGTCCGGTACTATCTGGCCAACATAGACCGGCTGGAGCATGTAGTGGTCATGGCTACGTTTAAGGATACCCCGCGGCCTATGGTGTCCATGACAGAGGTAGACCCCACTATGACGGCGTGGCTCGGGGCCACGTTGCTAAGGATGGCTACGGAACCCCCCACGAAAAAGGCCCCTGCGGAGGGGCCTTCTGAACCGATCAAAGCATGAACGGGTTACGTGTCGGACTGACTTCTGCGCCAGTAGCGGATGCCGTAGGTGGCAAAGAAGATGCTGAGCAGCAAGCCCTGATACCAGAGCGGAGTCTGTGCGAGAGCCTGGAATCCTTCCGTAACGATGACGGGTCCGTCTATGAATGGTACTTTGACGAAGGCGAGGACCGCAGGCACGGAAACTACAAGCAGCGTGTACTCATCTTTCCAAGAGCTTTCCGCTTGCTTCGCAAACTCCATCTCCCAATTCATGTCGGCCGTGAGGCCCTGAGAAATAAGCTGTACCTTGCGCGCTTGAATGGCCTCTTCCAACTCAAGCTTTCGTGTACGCTCTTTGCTCTTGATTTCCTGACGGGCCTTAAGATAGTCCGTAACTCCTGTTACGATACCGCCCGCCGCATCACCAAATATTTTCGCTAAGAAACTCATAGGACCTCCACTAAAAAATGTCTACCCGTCGTCATATGATTATACCGGATACGCAATGCGGTCCGGGCCATTCCTACAAGCACCTGTTATGGGCACGTAAGGCTATCGAACACTACCGTCCCGATGTTATCGTTCACTTGGGCGATCATTGGGACATGGCTTCCCTATCATCCTATGACGGCAAGGGCAGCAAGAGCATGGAGGGGCGTCGGTATCAGGCTGATATAGACGCTGGAAACGAGGGCTGGGATATGCTGTTCAGCGGGATCAAGAAGATCCGCAAGTACAGTCCCCACCTAGTCTATATGCACGGCAACCACGAGAACCGCATCGAGCGGGCTGTGGAGCAGGACGCTAAGCTTGACGGCGTTCTCAGCCTCAAGCACCTTAACACGGGTGACTTTGAAGTTCACCCCTTCCTCAAGAGGGTCTGGCTCGATGGCATTGTATATTCCCACTACTTTCAACAGCAGAATTCGTCTTACGCTATCGGAGGCTCAGTCGATAATCGACTCAATCGCATCGGTGATAGCTTCGTGCAAGGACACCAGCAAGGATTCCTCTATGGAAATAGGGTTTACCCTACTGGCAGGACCAGACACGGTCTCGTCTGTGGCTCATTTTACCTGCACGACGAGGGCTACAAAGGGCGGCAGGGGAACGATCACTGGAGAGGAATTGTGGTTCTGAACGAAGTCAACCGAGGAGACTACGGCGTCATGCCCCTAAGCATAGACTACTTGAAGAGGGCGTTTGGCTGACGTAGAGTAATCTCTGCTTTCTTTGGGTGGGGTCTTTGGGCGGCTTCGGCCGCCCTTTTTTTAACCATCTTCCGCAGCTTGGGAATAGTGTTAGCTAGGGACGTATCTAGGTAGTCCACCTTATAGCGCACGCACAGGGCTCGAAAGCCCTCGTAAGGGACTAGGCCAGCTACGGCTAGGCAGTCCCCGTAGACACCTACCCACTCCGGCCCGTGCCCGTGGAGCCTGTCCTCTGCGTCCCAGCACGCCATTACATGGTGGGCGAACTCGTGCACTAAGGTGAGAGGGGATCTAGACCCCGCGTAGTGCGTGCTAAGAGTAATCCTGGATTCACGGGTCTCTGGCCACCAGTCATACTTGCCCGCACAGGTCTTGTCGTCTTGGAAGTACAGCGGAGTAGGCACTACGCCAAAGGCCTTGGTCAACTGCTTGAGTAGCACCCTATGATTGGTGCGGGTATACGTGGCAAGAGATAGCCCGGACAGTCCGCGCTTCTCCAGCTTATACAACTCTTCCCGCTGAGGGTCGCTCTTGGGACTTACGCCGGCCATGACCCGGACTCCAGCATGACGGACAGGCGCTTGGCGCGAGTTCCGACCTGTGTAGCCCAGCGACTCAGCAGCATATTCTTGGCTGCTCCAGCGTAATCTCTCCCCTGTACCATCTTAAGCGTGTTCTTGAACCCTAGCAGACCGTTGACTCCTAGGTTAAAGGCCATGTCCAGCAGAACGTACTGACGAACCTCGTCAAGGTCCCGTACCCACGGCAGCGTCTTGACTAGTTCCTCGTACTTCTCGGTCATATCGTACTGCAATAGAGCATCTATGATCGCCTCGGGGAGGGTGCCCCCCTTGCTTGGATCAATCAGGTGCCCGACGCCCACGGTCCAGTAGCCTAGGCTATCCTTATAGATCGTGTTTCGCCTGCCCTCGTGCAGAGAGAGCAGACGGGTAGCGCGTTCTCGATTCATTTCCTGTAGCCTTCGATAGGCGTATTATCCGCGGATTGCTGAGACCTAGCCGATAGTACGGCCGACGCCTTTAGATACTGCTCTGATCCCGGCTTAGTCGTAGCTACCTTCTGCAGCGCAGCACGACCTTCCTTCGTGAAGAAGTACCACTCCAGCTTGCCCGTAGCCAGAATGTCGTACAGGTTACTCATGAGGAACGCCGGAGCTTGCGAAACTAGCGCCATGCCGACTCGCTTATTCTCGACTCCCTTAGCCGCAAGACTGGCCCTATTCTCCAGTAGACGAATGTACGCTATAGAGGATTTGACATGCTGCCGCTCTGCATCCGAGAATAGAAGCTCTCCCTGAACACGCTCTCCGTTAGCTAGTTCGTTAATGAAAGCCTTGGCGTCTATGGGTGCAAGAGAACCCGCCTTGGACTGGTCCATCATGCGCTGCCCTGCGTCGTTGATCTTCCAGCGCTTAAGTTGCTCCAAGGTCTCCGGAGAGTGTCTCCGGAGTACGCGCACCAGCTTCGCCTGTTCACCCGGCTCGGCGTTAGCCAGCACACGGATCTGTCCGGCCGCGTCCTTGGCGTCCTTACCGAACGCTTGCGAAACCAGAGCCCAATCCATCTGGCGCATTTCACCACGGAAGGCCTTGTAGTCGTCGCGCGCCTGCTTGAAGTATCCCCAAGCTTCCTGGAATTTCTCTCCGGGAGCGGAGCCCTCCGGGAAGATGCGGGCAAAGTCCTCTTGGCTCCGGGCAGTAGCCAGAGCATCGTCCATAGCACCTACATCCCGTTCTATGGCATCCACAAGCTTCTTGCCTAGTCGCATAGCACTAGCAGTAGAATCTGATACCGACTTGCCCCGTTGCAGGTCCGCGATGCCCGCCCGCAGGCGAGTAGCGCCTTGGTGCAGATTGATTAGATCATCCATGCCCAACTTGCCGCCGCCGCTGTCGATCGCCCACGCGGCCTCCGAGACTTGCTGGCCGTACTTCTTGAGAGCCGGGTCGATCAGGTCATCGTACCACTTGGACCCCATAGGTACGTTCTCTAGGATGGTACTGGCCGTTTCCGGCACGGCGATACCTACGTTGTAGGCCGTATCCTGTCTTGCCGTGGCCTTGGCCATGTCTACCGTAGCCCCGTAGGCCTTACTGGCTGCCGACTGAGCCGCTGTTCTCCAGGAATTCAGGGATGCCTGAACTCTCTCTCCAATTTCCGTGGCGGTAGCCGTGGGCTTCTTAAAGAAGTCCAGTAGTACTTGGCGTGCCTTGGAGACAGCTGTGTTAGTCTGCTCTCTTGCTACAGAGCCAGATACACGGCCCTCCTGCATTTCTAACTCATACGAGCCGCCCCGCTGGCCGCCCGAAAGCTCGTCCATTAAGGGAGCCACCTCTTTAGACTTGAGGACTTCCTCGACTACCTTAGTGGTCTCTGGGGTCGGGGGCTTCTTGAAGATGCGCAGGAAGAAGTTCTTTCCAGCCGGGAGAGCCGTGCTTATGGCTCCGATCGGGATACCGATGCCCACACCCCACATCATCTGCGAGTACTTATCCCAGGAATCTGCGGCTGTAGGATCGTACTGAGCCGCGGCTACGGCGCCGCCGGCCGCCGCCATCTTGGCGGTGTCCCTAAAGAATTTAGCCCCGCTTTCCGCCTTCCCGATCTTGGGTATAGGTAGGGCAAACGAGGTCGCGATACCCATCGCTTCCTTAGTAGCCTCTATGTCCGCCGGAGTAGCTTTACCCAGCAGGACGGGGTGATCCCCTGTGATAACCTTCTCTATGGCAGCAGTGGACTTAGTGGCCCGCTCTACAAGAGGGAGTCCAGTAAGACTCTCTATAGGAGCAACCCCGGCCTGAACTAGGCCGGTAAAGGCTCTGGTGGCACCGGTCGCGAGTACGCGTGGGTTCAGCACTCCGGTAGGGACCGGGCCAGCGCCCGGCGCCTGCGGGTTTACGGGCTGCCCAGAGGCATCTTTGGGCCACGTAGCCGGATCATTGGAAGAGGGGCCCTGACCGTGACTGGCTTGATACTCCTGGTATTCCTGATAATCAAGATAGTCTTGATAATCCTTCTCGTCGCCAGTAGCCATTACGGCCTCCAGTTGGGGTTAGCGGCCTTCCACTGCTTGAACTCTTCCTTGGAAAGGCCCGGCGGGGGACCGCCCGACGGAGCCGCGGCAGCAGCAAGTTCTGCCTTAGCCAGACTCTTTGCTGTAAGCTGGCTATATCGCTGAGTGGTACCCATCCAGATTTTGCGGGTATTGGGCCCGACCGTAACGCCGCTATCTATCTTGCTAGAAATCTCGTTGGTAGTCTTGCGGGCTAGGCCGGTAAAGGCCTGATCCAGCAGTTCTATACGCGAGGTTGGGCTACCCTCGCCCGACACTACCCTCATGGCCTGCTCCAAATCCTGGTTTGATAGACGGCCACCCGGATCGTTACTGCGAGCGAACGCATAGGCAAGGCTCACCACGAGAGCCCGCTGCTTCTCATTAGCTACGTTGTTTCTGAGCCACACACTGCTCTGGCTGCCCTCAATGGTCTTGCCGGCGTCCCATCCACTGGAATTGACGGTAGCCCTAGCGGCAGATCCGTATTTCATTATCTGGGTAATCAAATTGCCGGTCAGGGTAGCAGCCTGCGGGTTGGCGGCTATCTGTTCGCGGAGGTCGGCCATTAGATTAGCCGATTCTGCAGCAGAGGTTACGTTCTCGTTCAGCTTTTCGCCACCTTTGCGGATGGCGTTTGCCATAGCATTACCGCCCGGAGTGGGGGGATGATCCAGCTTCCACTGTAGTAACTCAGCTTGCAGACGGTTAAGCTCGTTCTGGGCTTGCGCTCTGGACATAGCCGTATCCGCTCGCTGGGCGGCCACTTCTAGGGCGTTCGACTTGGCCTGATAGTCGGCCTCAATCCTCAGGGTCGCAATCTGCTGGTCGATGGCCTTGGCATCCGGCTTAGATTCCAGGTTAGTGGCCTCAGCCCGGAGCTTGGCGCGTTCCGCCGCCTGAGTACGCAGAGCGTTGAGGGGCTGAGTCAGAGCAATAGCCTGCTCCCAATTCCCGGCTCCAGAGAACTGCTTGATGGCATCCTCCAGCACGGCCGCCTGAGCGTCGTCCGGGGTCATGGAGCCGTCCTTGATGTACTCCGAGTACTTGCTCTGGGCATCCGTCATCACCTGATTGGTGTGCTGGGCCTTGCGATCCTCGTCCGTGAGCATCCCGGCTGAGGTCATAGCATTGTTGAAGCGTGCGCCAGCCTGCCCGGCCATCTGAGTATAGATGGGCTGGTCGGCGTAGGCCGCATCTGCGGCCGCCAGTCTAGAGGCAGCAACAGAATCAGGCGTAGCCAGACTCTCGAAAGGATTGGTAGCCATTATTTCGCGTTCCAGTTATACTGATACTGAGCGGGCTGCTGGGGGAGGTTGACTCCTGGACCGGTAGCGTAACCACCGGCCATCGGTCCTACGGAACCCGGAGCGGTAGCCGCGGGCTGAGCAGCACCTCCAAGCCAACCACCTATTCTATCAAAAACTCCTGACTGTTGCAAGGCCGGAAGAATGGTGGAGTTGACAATAGACTGGTTAGCCGCTGCCGCCAACTGCGGAGGGGCCCCGGCTGCGCCGCCGACACCAAGCTGTCCCTGCTGGAGTAGCTGCTGGAACATATTAGCCAGACCAGACTGAGACTGCTGGCCGATATTGAAAGCCTGCGACTGCCCGGCCTGTCCTTGATTGACCGCACCTATGGCCGTATTGAAACGGTCCATACTACGGGACTGCGCCCAATCCTGCGAGGCAAGCTGGCGCTTTAGGTCCGCATCCTGCTGGGCTTTGTAGAAGGCCTCTTGCTGGATCCCGCCCCCTGACGTCCCCATCTGCCCCATCGCAAATAGACGATCGTTGAGACTCTGACCCGTGCGCTGTTCTTCCGGCTGCGCTAACTGGCGAAGCACCCCTAGCCGCTCGGCGGCGGCCGCGTCCTGACCCGGACCAAACATGGCTCCAGCCGCTTGCGCGACCTCGGGAGCCGCACCAAAGTAGGCCTGACCGGGAGCCGAGTAGGCATTGGCTAGTGACTGTTGCCCGCCGATGTTGAGCATCTGCGAAAACGGATTCTGAGCCTGCGCCAGTTCCATCTGGTGCGTCTTTGGATTCCAGGTTGTAGTTCCATACTGGCTAGTGGCCGAGTACGGAACCGGGGTAGCCATCGCGGCGGCGCGCTTAGCTCCCTTCTTAGCCTGCTTAGCGCCGTAGACCGCAGTTCCAACCTGAACGCCGGCATTGATGATTTCGCCCCAAGGAATTACCATGTTAGTTACCCGTGTTCTGATTGAGGAAGCCGCGGCCTTGCTGGAAGGCCCCTAGCATCTTTCCGCCGCCGTTGCCCAGACCGCCAACCTTAGCCATGCGGCCTGCGTTAACGGGGTCGGGACCATTCTTCTTCCCCCAACTTCCAGCCGCGCTGAAAGGTGACGGGGGGATACCAAAGATTTTACCCTTAGCTGCGATGTAGTCGTAGATGTTGGTATAGACCACGTTAGCCCCACACGCCCATATCCATTAGGATCTGCACTTTCTGCTGCGGGGTGATTTCTTTGCCGGTAGCATCGTACCAGTTCCCTTTGCGCTGCACGAAGCCCGCTTGAGGCAAGTACGTATTCTTAAGCTTGGTGAACTTCTTCAAGCCCACGCCCATAGCCTTGTTGCTTTGGGCATCGCCCAGAGCAGCCCCGGCCATTTCTATAGCCATAGCGGCGCCTGCGCCACCGGTGGCATAGGTCAGAGCGGCAGCCGCCGCAATCTTAGCAGCGTCCGACATGGTGAAGTGACGCGCCTTGCGCATCTTCTTGATGCCCTTGATGGACTTAAGGGCCTCCGGAGAAACCTCGGTAGGGGCTACTCCCGGTGTCGCGTAGCTAGCGCCAGTAGCCCCGGTACCACCGGCGGCCGGTGCGGGACCCGTGGCACCCGGAGGGCGCTGAGGCTGGCCCCAGCCCTGCATGTACGGAGCGTCGAGCGCCTGCTGCGCCCACTGCTGCCCACCACCTGACCAACCGGACTGCGGCATCCCGGCTACCATTCCCGCAAAGGGATTGGCGGGAGGGGGTGTGGCCGGAGGCGCTACTGGCGGAAGTGGCACTTGCGGAGGGGCACTACCGGGAAGCATTGCGCCAAGGTTTTGTCCTATAGGCGCAAAGGGACCCCCCGCCTGCCACCCGCCACTACCGGGAACCGGCTCGATCGGAGCGCCCTGATTCAACCTAATACTCTGCATCGGATCGGATGCAAAGTCTTGCGGAGACTGCTTGATGAATCGCATACCACTCAGCGCAGAGGGCTTGATAGCCATTAGTTGCTTGCTCCAAACTTGACGGTCAGGAATTCTTTGGCCAGCAAAAGAGCCGTGCCCATTGCGGAGATTACCATGAGGATAGCTCCCCAGAAGCCTGTGTATTTGGCTAAGGCTCCCTCCAGCTTAGCTAGACGTACATCTACGTCAGCAGTAGCGATAGCCGTGGCTTTGTGCCACGCTTCTTGACGATCTGTGGCGGCAATAAAGCGCTCTTCGGCCCTCGTTACCCGTTCAAGGATATCCTCAATCTCAATCTTCATAGTCTTAGGCGTCCTTGCTGCGGGTTTGCGCTTGATGGTCATGGATTTGGCTCGATGTAGTCTGCGGCCAGATAGCTGCCCGCGTAAACGATACTAGCGTTACCGGCGCCGCCAGCGCCGTTGTTGTGCTTAGTCCAATTCAGCTTGAGGTTGCCCGCTGAATTTGTCTTGACAAAGCCAGTGAAACTTGCGTGTCCCCGGAAGGTAGAGGTATTGCCGCTGGAGTTGTCTACGTTCTGCTGAAAATCCAGGATACCGTCCTGTATAGAGCAGAAACTCGCGGCCCCCTGAAACGCACCAACCGAGGCTACATAAGAGTATCTAGTGTAGATACAGCTATCGTCTAGTACAGTCCCGGTATAGAGAGTACGACAGTACGTAGCGTGCCCGAAGTCTGACGGACCAAATACTATGTATGCACCGTGTATCCAGTAGGTAGAGTTAGCTAGTAGGGCTAACGTCAACTCAGAATCATCCGAGAACGTGTCATTAGCCGTTCTGGATTCGTCGGCCTGCTTGATTATGTAGGAGGTAGTCACGCCAGTCTTTCCAGTCTAATCCAGGAACCCGCCAAGACCGTAGTGTTGCCCACGTTAGATACGTTCTGGGCCCAATATATGCCGATGTTTCCTGTGCCTGCAGTAATGAATACACCCCTAGCCCGGAACCACCCTCTGTCAGAGCCAGTAGCAGAGCCGCCTAGTGCGTACGTACCGGCAGAGGTTAGACGAGCCGACTGTACCGCGCTGTAGGAAGTACTGGCATTCTGATAGGGCTGCCTTGAGGCACACCCTTCCGTATATATACAGCACAAACCAGTAGCAGCTGTAGAACCTATTCCTATCTTTATTGCAGGAGTAACTCCTGTACGGAACATTACCAGCGCGTCTACGTAATAAGTAGCACCAGAGGCGAGAGCAAGAACAAGCTCGGAGTCTACAGCCGCGGTAATGTCACTTGTCTTTGTCTGGTCTGCAGACTTGATTACGTAGCTCATGCCGGCTCTGCTTCGATCAGTACATATGAACCCGCTTTAAAGGTTACGGTTCCCGCAGCAGCAGGAGTGCGGAAACTCCAGAAAGGACCGAAAGTAGCATCGGAACCCACTGCTTTAACCAGCCCTTCGAATACGCTGGTTACTATGAAGTTAGCCGTAGTTCCACTAAGACTGTCGCCGGTAACTCCCAGATCCTCGGTATTGAAGGCGTTACCGTGGTCCGACGCTTGAGAGAACGTGGTAGTATCGACCCTAGTCGTATCCAGTCCCTCGGCTATCCACTGAATCTTGGCTACGCCAGAGGATGTATTCCACTCTAGGAACAGTCCCGGAGCCCCGGAGCCGCTAGTTACCTTGAAAGTAAGTACGGCCCGGAATCTATAGACGGTTCCAGCAGGCAGATTTACCTGCAGAATAGGGTGTATAGAATGCGCCGGATTCGGCCCGGTCTTGGATACGTCGGCGGGGGCGTAGATGACGCGGCGTGCCGCCGTACCTCCCCCAATATGACCTACCGGTAAACTCAGCCACATTACGCAAAGGCCTTAGTGCAGACCGCGCGCCACTTGCCCGCGGTAGCATCATACTGTGCGCTAACCATGTCTACCGCACTAGCGGCCAAGGACAGGACGGCGACGGTTCCAGCTGGCCACGTAAAGGCAGAATTCCAGGAAAGTGTACGGCCGCCGGTAGCGTCTTGCCGAATAATGATATTGATGCACTGACCACTAATGGGGCTAGTGGGAGCCGCCATCGTACGATTGCCTGCTAGCGTCACTTCGAATACGTTAGACAGGGAGCAGTCAATGGTGATCGTAGCCCCGTCTGTCAGAGTTGACTTAGTGGTAGACTTGCCAACTGTATGAGCCGCAGACACGTTTGTGTAGTCTACGGTTGTCGGAAGATACGCAGCTACTACAATGCTGGAAGCATTAAGCGGAGCGTACCCACTGACCGCCCCTTTAGCGCTCTTATCTTCCTTGGTAGTAGACATGGTAGCGATGGCATCGAACTCCGCATCTAGTTCTGCGCCGATCACTAGTTTGTCCGGGTCTCCAGTAGGAAGGGAGTCCTTGGGAGTGTAGGGAGTGATCTTGCCGTAGTCGCTCACGTTACGCCACCGTGTAGTTCTGGGCGGAAGTCACGAGCCACTTGGCTAGGTTACTGTGGTATACAGCGCGGTGTATGTCGGCCTTGAGCGCTGTTACCGTAGTGGTCGGAGTAACTGCAGCCGGGAAGCAAAACACGGCATTCCACGCCACGGTCCGGCTGCCTGTACCGTCCTGCCGCAGGGTGATGAAAATCTCCTGCCCATCAGACGGATTGGTGGGAGCGCTGACCGTAATGTTCTGGGTCAAGGATACGTAGAACTGGTTAGAGGTTGCGCAGTCGAACGTCACAGCCGAAGCTATGATAGTGGATACAACTTGATTGGCCCACATTTGGGCCGGCTTGAGCTTTGTGTTCGCGTTAAGCTGGGCCCATCCGCTGGCAACACCGGCGTACGTGGCCGTAGTGGCCTTGCTGGTGATAGCCGTGGCGATGGCTGTAAACTCACCATCCAACTCTGATCCTACAACCAGCTTGGCCGGGTTAGTCGTAGGCAACGAATCTTTCGGCGTGAAGCTAGTAACCGGAGTATAGTCAGCCATCAGGCATACCTCGTCGGCTCGAAACCGATTGTCACGTATTGTAGAGCGAACGGGTAACCGTTAATGTCGGTCTCAAAGCCAAAGCGGAGCGTCTGGCAGGACTTGCGTAGCGGTACGTATTTCTCGATGACACCGCCGCCGCCAGAATACTCGGCCGAGAGATTGTATTCCCCGCCATTGTTGTATTCCGTTCCGCCGGAAACAGTCCACTCTTTCTGGACGGCGTTCATGTTGGCGCGGAAGTCTGTCCACCACTTAAACGAACCGACCACGTTGCGGCGGGAGGCTACGGCTACCTTGGCGCGTTTTAGGATATTCAGTTGCGAGTTCTGCGAGAGAGGGAACCACCCGCACCAGAAGGCGTAGCGGTAGGTCGCCGTATCATCCAGGTATCCGCTGAATAGACCGATGTAGCCGGCAAAACCGAACAGGAGATTATTGTTTGAGCGGCAGCACATCGCTGTGGGAAGGATGGACCACTCAAACATACGGAAGCCCCCGCTTTCCAGAGGATACTTGATATCAAATACCCAAGTAACGGAAGCGTCCGGGTGAGTCAAGATGACTAACCCCTCTACCGCAGAATAGACCATGCGGGAATTGGCTAGGTTAGCCGTAGACAAGTACGCAGCCATGAAGTCCCGATTCTCGGGGCTCAATTGATTGACGGGGGTAGCCTGTTCCTGTACGGTACGCGACAGGGATCTAACGCCGTTGGTTGACCAGAACACGACGTCGAGTTCACCAATCAGGGTGATCGCGTCCCGGCCCACTAGGCCGACGTTCTCAATCATGCTGTTGACGTAGATATTGGTCGGCGTCATGCCAATCTCAGAGCCGGCCCCGTCCGTCCAGAACACGATATGATTCTTACCAAAAACAACAAGGTTGGAGCCGAAGGCAATGATGCCCACTACCTCGTCCATGCCCTTCGTCCATACGGAGTGCATGTCGATTGAGCCGCCGCCATCTGCTGTGGCCCATTTCGTATCGTCCAGAAGGGCGCAGTACTTGATAGTCTGGCGGTCAGAATCCAAAGCCCAGATACGGCCGAAGGCTGCTACCGCGCAGTTGCCTGTAGGCAGGGTGCCGGTGGCTGCCGTAGC